TACAATATCTTACGCTTTTTTCTCCGTATAATATTATTTTGTTAAGAAATTGTTAACCATATATAAAATGATTTTCGTATAAACTTATATTATATCCTATTTTTGCTATAAGTTATTTTATTTCTTTATTTTGCATCCATTCGTCAAACGTTGTCATATCTATTAGTTTCTTGCTCATATTATCTCTACGATACTTCGTGTTAACACCGGCTACCGCTATGATTTCTTCACACCTGCAATTTATATCTTCTTCCGGAATTCCACTTAGCCCCGGCGCTATAGTCGAACCGCCTGAAAGAAAATAATACAAACCATTTTCGTCAGGCTGCTGGCCGTCTAAATACCGGTGATCGGTTCTAGTCCTGTCATCAAGTGTGGCTATCCACACCTTGCTAACCTTTATACCAGTGCGCTTAGAAGCTGCTTTTATCTTTTCATAAGACTTTTGGAATGCCATCGATTGCGCTCTGTGCGTTTCAGTGTTAACAATTTTAATTGACTTACCGGCTGTTATCTCTGTGCGTTTTTGAACTGCTTTTGAAATATCGCCATACCCTTTACCTTTGATTAACCCCTGCGCTATCTCATTACGAATTTGTCCTGCTAATTCTGTAACGTGTTTCTTTTGCCTTTCTGTCCACTTGATATAATCCATAGGGTTAAGAATTGCGGCACGTATTACATCCGGATTTAATAAACCAAAGCCTAACGATAAGCCTATTGATGTTTCAACTACACAGCCTGTATGATAAAACGTGTAAGCGAATTGGTCTTTAATTGCCCCTGTAATCGTCATGGTAACATTTTTATTTATTCCATTAAGTATATCGACTATTTGCTTTTGCATTGAAGTAAGCCTATTGTACTTCATCATATCGCTGTATGAAACATCGTCTCCGTATTGCTCAAACATATCGGCGATTTTCTTCTTAATATCCGCAAGGGCTTTGGCATACTCTCGTTTTATATTTTGCTCATACTCTTTGACAAGCTTTGCACTACCCTTGCGGCTTTTCGATAATAACTCAGCTATTCGCTTATTGGTTAGATCGTCCATTTTACACCGGTACGTTATCGTCTGTGTTAACATCGTCTAGGTCAACACCGTCTGAAAGATCATCTTTCATAGCCTGCATTTCAGCATCAACATCTGTAACGAATGGAAGTAAGCCTAACCTTGTCTTTTCTGAAATGTTACCTTTGAATTGTGATGTAGTTGTTGCCGCATCTACTAAGCTTAAAGGTACGTTGCGGGTAAATCTGTACTGGATACTTAAATAATCAAAAGGAATATTTTTCTTTGTCCATGCGCTTTGAAGTACCTTAAACATCAAACGGTTTGCTTTGGTAAACTTACGCTCTTTATTCATTGCGTCATTTTCAATCGCTAATAACTTCCATTTCCTTGATTCACCGCTTTGTGCCGAGCCTGAAAACTTTTCATCGCTCATATCAACGGTTTTGGAAAATCTGAAAATATTATCATTCAAAGTATTTTTATGATTCTCAATGAATGTAACCGCACCGTTTAAGTCTTTGGTAATAAATTTGCCGTCTGTATTTTCAGGGAAAGAGATAGCCCCTGTCATTCTAAACCTTGCTATATCCTCTTTTGTAGGCTCAACACCATAAAACGCTAAGTATGCAAGCCTGAATTCCTCAACTTCATTCTGTGCATCTGATAACAGCCTGTCATAGCCATCGATTAAGGATTCGACCTTTTCAAAGTCACCCTGCCATAGATTGTTATTGTAATATGGAATCAAAGGCACAAAGTCGAATAAATGCGGTTTCGGGTTTACCGGTTCCGTATCATCTAAAACAAACGAGCCAAAACCATCGGGTGAATAATAGTCTGACTTATAAAATGTTACATTCTTATTGTCGTACCATTCAACTTTTGTTTGCCATATAATATCATTGTCTGTCCTTATTTTAACTCTGTAATAAATAAAAGCATACTGTATTTCATCTGTAGTAGCATCATAAACGAAAATAGCTTCCCACGGTTTAATATTCATTACAGATTCTTTGCCTTCGCTGTTAACATACAATAGCCTTGCCGCCTGTCCGCAGACAGAAGCATATTCGCCGGTAGTTGAATCCAAGTCTGCTATATCATTTCGTAATTTGAAGTCGTTAAGTTCTTGCAGGGCTTTCTCGTAATCAGTCTTTGATTTGTATTTCGTTTTATCAAGTTCATAGCCGATTTCATTACCTAAGAAATAACCGTTCTTGGTATCTATGATTGCACCTCTGTAATCGTTTGAAAGATGCGAACATACTTTGCTTTCATCATCAAACTTTCTGTCAAATATCGGAGTACGGCCTTTGTATTGCTCATATAATAACTTCATTCTTTCATGTCTATAGAAATTATCATTAAGCAGGTCATTTATAATCTGTGAAGTGATTTCTTTATCTTGTAACTGTAAAGCTTCTATCATGGTCGGTGTATACATACGTGTCTCTCCTTTCTATGGTCTCGGAACTGCTTTAATCGTTTTATATATTATAAATTTCTCTACTGCATATCTTAGTGCGTCCATCAAATGGTTAAAATCGTCAATCGGATTATTCGTCAGTTTGCCGTTCGTTAGCTTGTCCTTCTTTGGCTGCCATGCGTAATTACTAAATTCAAGTATCGTGTTAACACAATCAGGGTGAACCTGACCTTTTCGGGCTGCTTTGATTTTAGAAACCCCGGCAAGTCTGATTTCCGCTATTGATTTCGGTTCACTACTATCGGCAATGATTTCTTCTTTACCGTATCCTTTGGCAATAATCATTTGAGCTATCTGATTATTAAGCATAGCCGCTTCATAGTGTTCATCAAAGATGTATATTTCTTTCAGGTTGACATCAATAAGAAGCACAATGAACGCTGTCGGGTCTGCCGTATATCCAAAGTCCAAACCTCTGGCTGAAAGAATCTTTGGCCGTGCTTTTACTATTTCTCTCCAATTGAAGTTTAACTCGCTCCAATTATCGTAAACCAAACCTTCGGTAATTCCCCAATCGCCTAAACCTTCAACTTTGTAACGGCGTGGATACCTTACTTTCATTACTTCAAATATCTGCCTGTCGTCGTCGCCTAAGAATTCATTACATAAATAATTAGTGGTCTTAACAAACGTGTTAACATCGGGATCGTCAAAAAAGCGTGGTTTAATCCAGTGCCTTTCATTCCATGGATTAAATGTGCCTGTAATCTGTTTGAAATATCCTGCGGGCAGTTCACCCCTGATTGACATGTCAACTTTGTTAAAATCGTCTTCGCTATTAATCTGGTAGAACTCTTCAAACCAAGCCCAATTGAGAAAACCCTTTTCAACTGTAATTGACGTTAAACTCAAAGGATCATCCAGTCCACGGAACAAAATCTTTTGTCCGGTAGGTATGTAGGTCATTTCAAGCGGGCTTACTGTAGTACGCCAAAGGTGTTGAACGTGCAGTTTATAAATCGCCCACTTTAATTGCGCGAAGGTTGAATCTCTGTGATCTTTGAAAACTTTTCTTACAACAAGCGCATTAGCTAAAGGATACTGCATCATGTTTGTAATATACCATAAGGCGGTTGTGGTTGATTTCTTAGAACCTCTACCGCCTTTGACTATTCGATAACGTTTCTTAGTATTCCAAAAATCGGCGTAGCCTTTACCTATGACCTGCTGGATGGAAGTAGGCATTATTTCTTAACATCGTTAACAAATATTACCGGTGCGGGGTTTTTATTATCGACCTCTACTTTTTCGCCGTAACCTCTATGTTTGCCCTTGCGTGATAAAAGGAATTGAATAGCCCACGGATCGTTTGATTCAACGGCGTTAAACAAACCCATTTCACCAACGTCTAAAACGGCTTCCGTTTCACATCGCAATAGCTCTATAAGTTCATCATGCTCTTTAATAAATTTATCCGCTGTGTGCCAATCGCAGCCGCATTTCTCGGCAATAGCTGAAATTATGCCGCCTGTGCCTTGAATAGCTTTCTTAACTTTATTTAGTGTTAACTTACGTTTCCCTGTGTTCATATCGTCTCATTTCGGAATTATTGGATAGCTCTTATATAAAATCGGGGGTTATTGCACCCCCTTT